GCAGAGTCCCAACCAGCTGCAGCTGTTGTTGGTTTCTGCATCCTAAATCCAACTCCCGGGGAGTTATTTGCCTTTATCCCTCCATTGGCTTTTATTGAAACTCCCGAACTCCAAGAGGTATATAAGAACTTTAATCCTAAAGCGGGGTATTTAAATACTCATCTTAATTCTATTCAATTGAAAGAATTATTTACTACATTGTCCTCGAATTTTCCTTCGATTGGTGGGAGAGCCGGAAAAAAGACGAATCTTTCAGTCGAAGACTTATTTAGACTATGTCAGTCTCTACCTAAGAATAATTTATACGATCGAATTGTCTACATGGCTATTAAATTAGTGGAGTTACCACCTAATAATTGGGGTGGGTTGGTGGCCGTTTCGTTTTGCCTTCTGCATATGGCTTCTCCACAGGGTCAGCTTATTCAAACGATATTGATTCACTTGTTTCCTAAGATTTCTAAGTTCTCAGTTCAAGCTGTAGCGAAAATTCTAAAATCTTTACACCATCTATTTCGCACTTCTAAGACTAACCCATTCCTTAGGTTAGTATTATCCGACGAAGAGGTTAGACAATTTTATGGGATTGATACTATTTTGGGTAGGCATAATGATTTTGATTATGATGCTGACAAGGATATACTTACTAGACTAGTAGATCCATCTTTACGCGAAGTTATATCTCCGATCGACGGTTCTATAATAGAAGGATTGTACGCTAAAGTCTTAGAATCTTCTATTTATGAGAGCGTGTGGTCAGCCTGTGGTTTAAGTTATTCAGTGCACACGCATGATGTAACTGCTAAATCTAAAAAAATTATTAGTCATTACCTTGAAACTTTTAGGCGATGGTATTCTCGTCGTTTCTACTGGGCTGCCGCTGGGGGCGCTCCTGGAAGTAAGATCTTTTGGGATGGGAAAGCCGAACGACTAAATAAACGTGGTGCTCTTATGTTTATAGACCCACAACACTTTATAGATGAATACATGTATAATGACGCCCCCATCATGACAAGCAAAGCAGCG